TGATACAATTGAGGAAATTAATAGTCTAAAATATATTTCATGGGAAATTACTGATCTTATCCCAGATAGTTGGGTAGAAGATACTCGTTTTTCATGGATCTATATGTTTAAATATGACCAATCTTATTATCCTCAACTTATCTTATCTGCAGTAATCTTTTGGTTGCTTAGTGTATGGATCACTATCAAGGTACATGGACAAAATATGTTCTTCCGCAATTTCTTTGGTATATTAGCTTATCTTTATATTGCTTTACTGTTGAGGAAAAAGTTCTTAATGAAAGAACTTGGAACTCGCCGAGGAGTTTTGCGCGGAATTTTAAAACATTCCATGAAAATGATGGTTGGAACATCAATTCAAGTTATGCTCACCTTTGGAGGTGTCATAGTTTCTTATAAAATGGTGCGAGCTGTGCTCAAAACTATTGGAATTATTGGCAGAGCCTCCCATGGAGGAGAAGTTGATATTGGAAGTGAAGAAGAGAATGTTTGGCTCAATGCCGCGCCAATGGCCTTGCCTAAGCGCGACCCTAAGACAGATACTCTTCCTGCCGAACATGTTAGTGCTATTGTTCTCAAGAACACTACTGCTTGTCTTTATGATGAGAAAACATGGTCTTCGGGATTCTTTCCAAGGAGTCAAATTTTACTTGTACCTACCCATGAGGTTGCCAATAAAGAAGAGATTAATCTTAAATTAAGGAAAGATGATATTAAAAATTTGTCAGGTGGCAATATTGAAGTACAAGTTACACCCGCCAGAGTCTATCATTTTCCTGGAAAAGATATCTCAGCTATTTATCATACTAGATATCCGGATAAACAAGATCTAACTCATTTATTTCCTTGTGAAATTCCCCAAGATCATAATCCCACTAAATGGGTTACCAGAAAACAAACAGGTTCTACCGAAACTGGAACTGCACGCCGTAATGGTATAGCAGCGCGTGTTAGCACAGATAAAACTGTTTTTCACAATTCCACTGTTGTGTCTTATAAAGAGGAGACAGCAGGCGGTGACTGTATGAAAGTACATGTTGCTGACGTAAGGAGCGGTAGTCATATTGTTGGTTTCCATCTTGCGGGAAAAAATTATGCAGGTTATTTATCTACTCTTACAAAAGGTGATTTGGAGCAGTGTTATAAACATTTTGACACACTTCCAGCCACTCGTCTGTCAGCCACTATGGGTGATATGACGACTCAACTTTATGGGCAAGATTTTACGCCCCAAGAGCCAAAAAATAAAAAATCTACCATTAATTATTTATCGGATGCCGATATTAATTATTATGGTGATTTACCTGCTTACGTTACCAGACCCAAAAGTAGCGTAGTCAAAAGTCCGATTTCCGACTCAGTGGCATCACATTGTGGTGTTGAGAATAAACATGGAAAACCGGCAAATTGTAGGAAAGATGGAACTAAGATTCCTTCACAAGCCCCCTATAATAAATACTATTGTGGCGCAGGAAAAGCCACGCAGGAATTTTCGCTTGAAGTTTTACAAATTGCTCAATATGATTATTTGGACGATTGTACAGCGAATAAGAGAATGTTAGCTGATCTCAAGACTTTACGGCCATTAACAGAAATAGAAACTATTTCTGGACAGGATGGAGTAAAATTCGTCGATAGTATGAAAATGTCCACCTCGAAAGGCTTTCCCTTATCTGGGAGTAAAGAGGAAATTATAACACATTTAGACCCCACTGAATATGAAAATATCTCAGACCCGCGTATATTTGATGATATGTTTATGGACAATTGGAGGGAGACACGCAAATGTTATTTGGAAGGCCTAAGAACCTATCCGATTTTTAAAGCATGTACCAAGGATGAACCTACAAAACTCACTAAGGATAAAGTGCGTGTATTTCAAAGCGCTCCATTAACACTTCAGTGCATGATCAGACAATACTATTTGCCAATTGCGGCGTGTATGTCTCGTAATCCAATTACGACTGAATGTGCGGTTGGGATTAATTCTCAAGGACCGCAATGGAATAAACTTATGAAACACCTTTCAAAATTTGGAGAGGAGAGAATGGTTGCTGGCGATTTTAAGGCTTATGACCAACATATGTCTTCCACTATGACTTCAATTGCATTCTCCACTATGATCGAATTAGCTAAACTTAGTAGTCAGTATACAGAAGATGATATTAAAATAATGTCTAACCTTGTTGCTGATGTTGTACATCCTATGATGTGCGTTAATGGCGATCTTGTGGAATTGCTTGGATCAAATCCATCAGGCCAAAATCTTACGGTTTATGTTAATTCTATTGTTAATTCTCTTTACCAGAGGTGTGTATTTTATACAATTTATCCCCCTGGCAGTCTAGAGACTACCAAATTTCAAGATTATGTAGCTCTCATGACATATGGAGATGACAATGAAATGTCTGTCTCGAGCAAAGCGCCTTTGTATAATCATACTCGTATGCAAGAAGTTTATGCTTCCCAAGGTATTGAGTATACTATGGCCGATAAAGACGCTGTATCAGTTCCTTACATCATGTTAGAGGAAGCTGACTTCCTAAAGCGCGCTACAATTTTTCGTCCCGAATATTCTGATCCAACCACTGGAGTAAAAGGTATGTATCTTGC